CAATTTCGTTTTTACCCTTTGAGTTTAAGATGACAGGCATATCGATGACATCCAGATCTTTAGTGCGCGTGCAGTAATGTGCAATCGCTCCAGAGAAACCACAATCTACACCGACAACAATCATTCATCTTCCTCTGGCTTTGCAACTTCAACGCCAGCTTTGGACGCCGCCATATAAGATGCCATCCTAACAAACGCATTAAAGCTCAGAGCCGATTTATTGGCGGCCTCAGCAACGGCTTCATATTGAGCCTCACTAAAATTAATTAATACTCTCTTATCAACCATTTGTTTTCTCCTTAGTTTAATTATCTAAGCACTGCGACCTGAGCCACAGTGCTTATTAATTAAGCCGCTATTGCCTGCGCCTTATAATCCTTAATCGCCTGCAATGTGTCAACAACCTCAGACCATGAGTATGCAAAGTGAGTTTCAATAACCCCAAGATCAACGTAATCCCCACAGCCCTCAGCGTAGCCACCCAGCCAATATCTAGGCTCATCATCGTAGTAGTAATGTTCCATCTCGATCTCTATGCCCAGCTCCTTAGCCAATCGCCTAGCCTTACTTGCAGTTGCCCCAGCGTTTCGGTTTTTTGGCTTCTTTGCCACATGAGGTATCACCATGCCATCTGGCGCAGTTAACTCATAAACCTCAGAAACTCTAGCGCGTCTCTTAACTCGCTTGTCTTTAATGCTCACGATTTCGCAAGTCAAACCACATACATATCTGCGACCTTGAACCAGTTGCCAGTGATGCCCAGCGACAACCAAAAATACACGCTCTGCATTGCGATACTTCACAGTGCCTCTTAACCAGCCAGCAAGTGTAACGCCATCGGTGCGATTTAAACGCATACCATATGACTTCCGCGCAAAGCGGACGCCACACTCAGCAAATGCATCTCTGATCTGACGAGTGCTAGTGCCTTTGACACTTCTCACGCCACTGAGGTGACGCACAAGTCTCGCCGCCTCACCTGTTGTCATACCAGTGATTGCACTGACAACTGCCGCGCCACAGTAGCGGTTTCGATCCGCCTTTGTAGTGCCGTGATTAACTGGTTTGATTTTTAGCTTAGTCATAATAAAGTCTCCTCGTTTGTGTTTATTCACTCAATATAACAGCTATTCAGATGGCGTCAACAACATAATGATATATAAAAGATATGTTTTCCGCTTGACCGCATCTGAATACCTGATATATTGAGTGAATAAACACAAACATTAACGGAGAATACAAAATGAAAATCACAGTACAACATGCAAATCGTAACCGCGAAACTGGCAATATTGAAGAATTTACATCAGTTGCAGAAGTGCAAATCCCAGTAGAAATATCTGCATATGAAACAACTAATGATGCTCTTGAGTATGCATATCGTTGGACAAATAACATTGAGGGATCTTGGTCTAACGAGTTTTCTATAATTACTATTGCAGATGGTAGCTCTATTATAAATGGTGATTTCAATAAAGATGTTACTGCATTAGAGCGTAGGGAAGATGGATTAGGTCTGCGATCTACAATGGCGTTTGATAGGTTTATTGTTGATGCACAAAGGCACGATGGCGAAATACTTCCAGAGCGCAGAAGAGTTTTTGAATGTGCATTTGTTGGCTTCAAAGAATTACAAGTTGAGGAGACAGTATAATGGAAAATTTTGTAAAAGATTGGAAAGATCCAAAGTCTAATCGTAACACTGGCAGAAAGTGGAGATTGAGTGACGAGCTTGAGCAGGCTGGTTACTTTATCAGCCGCGATTATCCGCATGGATATATTATGCATAGGCATTCTCGAACAAGAGAAATTCATTGGAATACTACATTAAAAAATATGGATCAGTGGATCACATGGAAGAAAGATACACTGTTTGACCATGAAGACATTAATAATTGGGAGATTAAATAATGAATACAACTTGGGAAAATGCTTACAATGAAGCAATCGATTTGGCTGTTGAGTTTCCAGAAATTGAGCTTACATCAGCCCTAAAACAATTTGCGTTTAATCATGGCATCAAGGAAGGCGATGACATGGCTAAATTTGTAAAATGGGGCTGGGAAAAAATGTACCAGCAATGGGCAGATTACGAGCGTAAATAACTGCTAGGGTTAGGCACAATGATATATAAATGATATATTTAGTGCTTGACCCTATCTAAATAACTGCTATTCTACTTAAATAAACATAAACACAAATGGAGATTAACATGGGCTGGCACGAAAACGATTATCACGATAAATGGGATAACCCAAGATATGTAGCCGCAGTTGAGGCAAGCATAAAAGCCAATGCTAGAAAAAGCAGGGCTAAAAAGTTTTACGCCAATGATGAGCGAGCGCAGGAAATTACAGAATTTCTAGCTGGCTCTAGCTACGATAATGCAGATAGCTTTCTTGGCAAAATGGAAACAGCATTAAATGACTATGGGTCTTTAACTGAAGGCCAGCGCAATGCTGTTGTAAAAATTATTGACAAACGTGCGGCTCTGGTTGCCGAGCGCCAAGCGGCTGACGCTGACTGTAAGTGGGTGGGTGTTGTTGGTGAACGTCAGGCGTTCAGCCTAACAGTACAGCACGTTGTGGCTCTGGAAGGATATTACGGCACGACATACATTAACATATGCCGCGATGAGAATAATGACATCGTTGTTTATAAAGGATCTAATGGCTGGTCAAAAAAAGGCACTGATGTAACTTGCATGGCAAAAATTAAAGAGCATGGCGAGCGCGATGGTGTTAAGCAAACTATTATCCAGCGCCCTACAAAAGTAAAAATCAATGGTGAGGATTGGTAATACTTACTCAGGTCAGGCACAATGATATATAAATGATATATTTAGTGCTTGACCCAATCTGATAATCTGTTAGATTACTTAAATAACATAAACATTAACGGAGAATACAAAATGACACTTACTGAAAATCAAAGCGCCGCAATGACTGCCTTAATCAAAAATTGCTTGGATGTTATGGGCGGCACTTGCGTTGCAGATTTAGTTGACGATCCTTGGGTATATGCGAGAGCTGAAGATCTTGTAAATGCTGGTTGGACGCAGAAGCAAGCCGAGGGTACTTTTGGATCATTAGTTGCTGGCGGTTATATTTATCACGATGTTGGTGGTAACTACACTAATGATTTATATGCCCTTGATGGTTACGATGTAGATTTTAGCAATCTACTTCAGTTCCACAAATAGGTGGCGGCATGAATACTTCAATGATCATCGACGGATTGGTTATGGCATTATTTGCCCTAGCCGCCGTTCATCTTCCAGAAATTATAGTTTATCTGGATACAATTATTAACATTAACTTAGGAGAATAAAATGCGATTATATACTACACCAAAAGGGCAATGGGCTGGAACACAATCTGATGCAAAAAAACTGGGCGCATATGTTGAGTATGATGTGCCTACTAATAAAGCCGATTTGCTGGTTTTCTTAAATAAGTATAAAGTCAATGATTATGCTTATCAGGGATACAGCGCTCCGCTTGAGGAAAACCCTCAGCCAGCAGTTAAGAGCATTGTCACCCATCGGGAAAGCGCTTGGCATAATATCAATCGCGTGGCTGAGGACGCCCCACTGTCAGAGCTTTCAACTGCCATGAATATTATTATGCTCAGAATACAAGAGTATCTGGAAGAGGGGGTGAAGTGATGTCAGAGGACATCAAGCGCAAGTGGTGGATTTTCCACCACGAAAACCCCACCATTTATGAGCTATTCAAGCGCTTTACTTTTGAGGTAATTGAGAGAGGCCATGACCAGTATAGCAGTAAAGCAATCTTTGAGCGCATTAGGTGGCATACCGATATTGAAACAAATGGCGAAGAGTTTAAAATGAGTAATAACTATACGCCATATTATGCACGTTTCTTTATGCATGAGCATCCCCAATATCAGGGATTTTTTAGAACACAAATATTAACTGAAGAAAGAGAATAAAATGCAAAGATTAATTATTAAATCAATTCATGAGCATGGCTTTGGCTTTGCTTTCACTCACAAAGAACACGACCAAGTGTACCTTCCACGAAAACTTTTATTTGAGGCTGGCATCACATCGTTGAAGCCAGCCGACGAAATAATAGGTGAAGTTATACCTAATTATATAGATAAATTGGATGGTGGCTGTAAATACATTTGCACTGAAATAGGTTATGCTCACAGATTTAGCGACCATATTGAGCCAATACCAAGGGGTTATGCAAGTGAAATTGAATACATAAAACAGTTTTTTATTCTTCATGATGAAATTAAAAAATCAGATAAAAATCAGTTGAGAAATAATTTATACAATAGCTTTGAAAGGATTGATCCATCTTTGCATAGGGCATTATTTGCTGAAATTGATAGACCTTCCTTATCGGTGCGTACCTATAATCTAATAAGAAATGAATTAGATCATATGAAAATTTATAATTACGATTTATTAAGTTACACTCCAGCAGAATTATTACGCATCCCAAATCTTGGCAGAACGGCATTATATGAAGTGCAAAACCATTTAAATAAGTTTGGCTTAAAACTTAACACACCATTAGACCAAATTAAAGAAAAAGTAATGTCATCATTCATTGAGCATGTCTCTGACAATCTAACACATATATGGAAGGATCAATAATATGACATTTTATACAACGCTCGTTCTCACATATGTCATTGGCGGCGTGGAGCTACAGGACACCACGCTCTATCGCAGTGCGCGTGAGTGTGGCGACGCATTGCCAGCAGTCTACAAACCATATGAGAAAATGGACAGCATGGCTCAGTGCATCGAAACTAGCCACGTCAGCTCATCATTTATTGTACCAAAGCTCAGGCCGAAAGGATTATCCAATGGCAAGTAAATATTATCCATGCCCAGAATGTAATGGAGCAGGCGAAACGCTATTCGAGAAAGATTATAATATCTTCCATGAAACTTACCTGTATGAGAAAGCCGATTGCACAAATTGCGCTGGCACTGGCTTGATACTGCCAGAGATGCCAAAAGCTAGAACCCGTGTACCAGATTTGGATGCCAACGGAAAATTTAAAGGACATGATGATGAATAAGGAGATAAATCATGAATGCAAAAGATTGCTACAAGGCTGTGACGAGATCAATAAAGTTGAACGAGAACGTGCAGGAAGATCTGAAGGGAACAGAAAAGAGAACCAAGAGCTTTTACATCTGGATGATGCAGGAGCAACTGGCGATACTGAACAACCTCGAACACCAACTTTCGCTTATGCGACGAAAGAACAAGTCACCCAAGCAATGATGGATGAGCCTACGCATAAGTTTGAGATCATGTATTCACACCTGATGTATAATTTTGAGAAAGATCAGATTAAACGTGGCCTAAGAAACAACATAAATAAAAGCAACAGGCCACGCCAAGTCATAGCAAATAAATCTTCCCATAAGAATTTTGTAACTGCCAGCGATCTTAGAAGAATTAAACCTATACCTAAAAAGAGGTGTGAGACTATACTAAAGTATATGAATACCAGCAAGCGCTACACAACCACTATGATAAGTTTGAATAGTGGTATTGGCGTTTCTCAGATTGCTTGGGCGCTGAACGTCATGTACCAGCAAAAATTAGTTGACCGAATTTACGAGCGAACCACGCCAATTATCGGTAACGCAGGGGCAAGGTCATTGCGTTACGTTTACTTTAAGAAAAAATAATGTATCGTGTGGGAAAGCCATGCCCGACTTTGCCCACACGTTTTATTATGTAAATTTGCATAAATCTTCAAGCAGTTTATTTAATCTATGAAACTGTTTATTACTTGCTTTAATAATTCGTCTTCATTCACAAACTGTTCTGGGTACAAGCGAGTTGATGTTTTTTTGATAATTGGATCATCTCCCCTAGCCCAATAGATCTTTCGTATATCATACGCCACCAATGCATATATATCGGATTTTTTATTGTTTCCCACTGGGCTTGTTCCCCAGCGATACTGGGTTTTATTTCCAGTTGTCTTGCTGGCAGTCTTAACTTGTAAAGTCAGAAGTTCGCCGCTTGGCGTTTTTAAATACGCATCGTCAACTTCATGCTGTACCAAAATGCAAGAAATGCCAGCAAAGGCTAATCTTGATAGAGCCAGAAATTCCCCAGCTCTACCAATATTGTTACTATGCGTTGAGCCACTCATAAATCTTTTTTGTTTCGCCTGTTCTGTCCGTAAGACCATGAGTGCCACCATTTACTCGACGAGTGATTTTTAAAATTGTCTCGTCGTTCACACCATCGTCTGCAATGTCGAATAACTTGTTTTTATTAAAGAACCACATTGCCGTATCAAATGCGTAATCCTCAGCCACCAGATCTGGGTCTGTCATAATATCAGGTAAGCCCATGTCAGAGCTGAATGCCCTGTAATTATTTTTCCCTGTGATCATAAGATAACCTTTTCCAGAAAATAAAGCGCCTTCATTGGTATTAGCATCATTACCCATGCGACCACCATAAACCTTATTAGCTAATGCTGTTGGGTTTCGAGAATATCCCTCGCAGGACGCCAGATCAGGAAATCGGCTAGGCCAGACGCGCATCATACTATCCGCGCTGTAGTTCAGATTTTCTCTGGTATGCCGCCAGTGACCGCTTTCGTGGCTTGCCTGACCCATTAGATGGGCGGCTCTCTCATTCGATAACTCATAATATTGAGCAATGGCCTTAGCCGTGTTTTTCCCAAAATGTCCGTCTGCCCCAACGCCGACTTTATCTTGCAATTTTTTCATTGCTTCTGTCATTATTTTTTACTCCCAAAATATTTACTTACACCACGCATCCCAATTGATGCACTCACAATACCACCTAAACTGTATTGATACCAATCAGGCATATTAGACAGCGCGGCAAAACCAGCTTGCACAATGCCATTTCCCCAATCACCACAAAACGCTAAAATTAATGGTATCGAGAAGAGCAGAGTTATCCACTCGTCTTTCCAGCTATTCTCAGTGGCTTTCATGGCGGCAATATCCCAATCGATCTCGCCAGTAGCTATTTTCATTTTTGTTTGGGCTTCAGCCTGCTTCACAGCAGTCTTGCCCTCGATCATAGTTCCAGCAAGATCTGCAACTTTGCCTAATAATCCTAGTCCAGCTATCATTTATCTTTTCCTTTCGCTAATGCGTTTGCCCCAAAGAATACAGATACGATGCCAGCAACAGATACAAAGTAAATGCTTGCCATTGAACCTAATATTTTGGCGGCTTCAATTAATCCAAATACATCTGCTAGAATGACCGCAAAGGGGTATAGGAGCATCCCTGACAGGGCATACCATGTCATTCTGCGTTGTGCATCACGCTGGGCGTCTTCATCCTGCATTCGTAAGCGCCTATCTTCCAGAGCCATGCGATCCCATTCAGCCTGATCGATTGATCCATTGCCATCTACATCAAATTTTTTAAATTCATCCATATTAATCCGCCAGAGGATTATCCAGCGCCCTTTGTAGTTTCTTGGTTAACTTATCTTCCAGATCCTTCATCTCAATATCTTGAGTGCTGGAAATTCTATTTCTTTGCGTTTCAAATCTTAGCTCCGCCTTATCTATCATTTCCCTAACTTTATCTTCAATTTCACGCACCATATCCTCAGTTCGATCCGCCTGCCTCTCAATGCCCAAAATATCATTTAGCAACCCAGTTTTGATCTCGCGTGTGTAATCCATAGTTTGTTGAATGTTAGCGTCCATTAATTCCATTTGAGTTTGGTATTCCTGCAAATCAAGGCCAGCAACCTCTTCAATCTTTTGCCACATTAGCAAGCCGCCATATAGGCCAGATCCAATTGTAGATAGAAACGCAAATATTGCCAATATTGACCCAGCCGTTAACTTCATGCCACCAGCTTTGATTTGGCGATCTGCCAGCCCATCAATTCCATCTGCAATTTTCGTTGTATCGACCATTAGTTCTCAAATTCCACTTCTGAAGATTGCAAGTTTTTCATGGCGTCCAGCTCTTCCTGCAACATGCGAATTTCCATTTTACGTTGCAACAGTTCCACTTCAAATAATTTCTGGCACTCAATACGCTTCCTTGGTGCATTCAGTGGAATAACAATGCGAGCATAAACGCCAATATCTTTGCCTCTCGCGTCAGTGTTAAGGCCAGACAGCAGGCCAGTTAAGCCGTATTCCAGAAGTGTCGAGCCTGAGATAGAATTTGAGCATTCAATACTGCCAGATCTTATTCTGTCGGATTGTGTATTCAGATTTGGCGTCGGTAACGCCAGAGACAGTGACGAGCTATCGGCAAACGCACTGCCAGCAATTAAGGATAGAATGATTGCATATTTCATTTAGTTCCCCCTGTAATCTTTGAACATACCATAGATCTTACAAATGGCTTAGAACCTCGTTCTTTCATAGTCTTTGATATTGTGCATATATACTGCGCCTCGTCCATATCGCTCTTTTTAACATATACATCAAAGTTTTTTCTAGTTTGGTAATCAACTTTTATTATTCTATGCCTTGTGGAAAATGGAAGCCCCACAAAATTTTTATCAAATAGTGCTATTCTGTAATATTTAACGCGCTCTCTCTGGTTAAATATAGACAGCTCAAATTTTACCACATCTTTAACTGTGGAATATTTCATTTTTGGGTAGGCTGGGGTCTGTTCGTGAGCAGATACGCCAGACCCCAATAACGTAATGACTACAAGTGCTTTTAATTTGGAATACATGATGCAGTCGTTTGGGCAATATAAGTGCCTCCCGTAAACGGCTTGTTACTTCCGCCGCCATACTCAGCCACACTTGATACAGCAAACCATGTAGAACCAGCAGTTGTTAATGAGTACGATGTAGTCGCCCCAGAAACAGTTTTAGCGCTATCATATCCTGACATGCCAGCGTCACTGGTATTGCTCACTGCAACAGATCCCGTCCACGTTACAACGTCATTTAAAGATGGTGATGATGTAAAACTTGTTGGGTATGTGATGTTGGCTGTGTAACTGTTTGCTATCGCAACATCGATGCGGATCTCTGGCAATATTCCACCATCAGACGCCGATGTTGATAATTTGCTGGGCGTCGGATTTCCGTATGCGCCAGTTTTAGTTGTTTGGATTACACACTTAGCCGCCACATTGCCGACTATGTCTACACTATTTGCAAAAGCTGGTGTGGCTAGTGCTAACAGTGGAATTGCTAAATATTTCATATTAACCTCACTTATTGTACTGCATGTCTACCATTTTTTCATGCTTTAGTTGTTGTGCCAAATTCGCCCTTAAAGCTCTTTTGTTATCTGGCATTTGTTTTTGACTTAATTTATGCTTATCTTTGTATATACCACCATTTATCTTGAGATCATAGTACGTTTGCAAATTGGTTTGATTGTTAATCATATTGATAAGCTCATTTTGATTATAATCTTGAAACATAGTCAAAGCATTTTCAGCAGACATCAGACCCAGCTCTATTTTAGTTGGCTTATCATTATCTTCATCATCTTCTGGTATTTCAGCCTCGTCTGGATATTCGTATTCTTCCTCTTCAATAGTATTCACAACAGCATCATCTTCTAATGCATTATAAACTTCAACTATAGGCAATTTTGGCACTGGCTTCACATAACCAGCGCAACTTGGGTTTAGCTGTGGGTCATAGCACTCATCAACTCTAAATGTATAAATTACTGTGGCATCCTTGACGACGCCTTCACCTTCAACTGTGATAGACCCATCGCCCCAGCTCTCTAATGGTATGTTTGACAGTGGAAATGATTTTGTAATCGTATTGGATGGGACGCCAGACCAATCGTCAGTCTCGCTAAACGCATACCCATCGCCATCAAAATTAAGATTGCCGACAGTGACTTTCATGTCTGCGTCAGTTTCTTTTTCTGTTCTATACCTGTAAATCAGGCCATTTATATCAATGCCACCAATAGGCGGAAAGACAGATGACATAGCCCAGTTTAGACCATTTCTGGCGGCGTTAGCACTTGCACCATACTTAAATGGGTCTGCGCTAGAGTAAGAGCAACATAAACAAAGTGCCGATAATGACACCAAGCCCAATTTTAGTTTCAGCCTGTTCATCAAAAAGCCTTTCTACTAGATTTTTCTGGTCTTCGCTAATACGCGCTTCCACAGCTTTCATCTCCCATTCAAGTCTGGCCTCATCTCCTATTTTCCCATTGATTGGACAGGGCGTGCCAGCGTTTTTCATTGCCTCTTTGACCCTATCGTCCTCGCAAAGCAGTGAAACTGACGCAACACGCATTCCGAGGTCTGATAATAGCTTACTTGCCCTTATGCGTTCACAGTTCAAGTCTTTTACAGTCTTGCCGCCAGAGATGCCTAATATCTGCGTTTGCACTGCGCCTGAGATCCCCACGACACATAAATCAGATCCGCTTGTGCTAACTTGTGGAGCTATAGCTGATGGTGGTGGGCTGTTAATTGTGGTATCCATAGACCCACTAGAATTGATGGTTGTATCTGTCTTTATTGTGTCATCTTCAGCATAAGCAAAACTGCCAAAAACAATGAAAAATCCAATTATTAGTAAACGTAGCATTTTACTTCCGTTCTAGTATGCGATCCATCTTTGCGTCGATCAAATCTAGCCTGACGAACAATCTACTCATTGACGCACTATTGTCAGATTTCGTCACATATTCCTCTCGCGTTCTGTTCAACAGAATTTGTAATCTGTTCAACTCTAAAACATATCCGCGTAAAACAAAACCCACAAACGCCAATGCGAATGTGAGCGTACCACTCCATAAATCAGCCATTTCCATTAGTATTTGCCCTGCCATACTCTTAAATCCGCAAATTCTCCAGATGTTAATTTTCGTTTAACGACTTGATTAGCCGCTTCTGTGTCACTCCAGCTCACGCCAGCCTCTTTAAGCCAGACGCCAATTAAGGCCGCATCAACTTGTGCAATTAGCTTATGATCTGAGCCAAAAGTATTATCTGAATTTTGACGAGCGTATTCTGCGTCACGCATCATTTGGCTACCATCAAACGTGCGTTTTATGTTAATTTCACCATTATCAGATATTTCAATTTTTTCTGCTATTTTTGAGCTTATCATCAAATCACTCCTGATAGTAAATAAGGGGGGTTTCCCCCCCTTACTATAGTTAGTTTATGAAGTTGTGCAATCTGCTACCATGCCGTTTGCCGCTTCTGAAGTACATACCAATGTGAGTTCAGTGGTTAATTGTCTTTTTGAATTATCCCCTGTCTTACTTAGTTCAACATTTTTCATTGGACGTAGTGTAGCCACTTGCCATGTGTCGTTCTGCATTAAGAACACATCACGAGATCTGTTCTCTCTCGTTGGCCTTAGCGATATTTCGCCCCAAGGGGTTAAATATATGCTGATTGAATTGATAACACGCTCATCAGCGCCAACCACGTTTGCACGTTGGTTGTTGTTACCAGCAAATCCAAGACATTTTGTCATATTAAATGCTGACAAATATGCAGTCTTTGATCCTGTTCCGCCATTTTCCCAAACGCTTTGCATCACTGTATCAAACTTAGCTTGAGTGAATACTGTTTGTGTACCATCAGTACGAGCATTTGAACCTGTACCATTAGCATCAGCGCCGCCAGAACCTTTGACAGTGTTTGATGTTAACCATGTTGGCGCACCAGCAAGTTCCCTCGCCGCACTTGCAGAACCCGTTACTTTTGCATTGTTATCGAAAAGAGCCTTTTCAATATCAAGTTTCATGGTTTTACCAGCTTTGAGGATTTGATAGCTCATCTCCTTTGCCTTGGCTATTTTTGATAAGCCCTCATCAGTGTCACTGATAATTATGGCGTCTTTAAAAATTTGAGTTCTATTGTTCAAACGAGTAACTCCAGAAACCGCAGATGCAGTTGTGTCATCGCCCTCGATATGAGCATTAGCCGCAGACGCTCTTAGCGTGTCTGTTGACCATTCATGCAAAGTTGATTTTGCAGTTGTTTTTCTACACGCAGATAAAAATGGGGTTTCGTCTGGTGAAATGTTATAAATAATATCTTGGATGTCCTCTTTGATACTATTAGCGTTATCGATTGAATCGAACGTATTACTAGGCTGAGCCATATTATTGTGTCCTTTCAGAGACTTAGAAGACTAACTTAATGTTAATCATTGTTTAACATCAGGCTCAATGCATCATCGATTGAACCTGTTTTCATTAAGCGCTGTTGCGCCTTTTGTTGCTCCGCTTGAATGCCAGTTGATTTTCGCTTCTTTACGCCAGCCTTAACGACAGGACGAGCTTTCTCGCCTTTTGTCTGCGTAGCCTTACGCTTAGATTTCAATTCCCGATATTTCCTCGCATCATTCAATGCCTCGATGTATCTCGCGTCAGTTACCATAGACATTTCGTCTTCAGTAAATCCGTAAGCCACACCAGTTTGAACCAGCGATTGTTTTAATGCTTCACCCTTAATAGGATCTGCAATTTCTGGAATACGCTTTCTAAGAACCTCGGCCTGCTCTTGCAGATACGACTGATGCGCCTGCGACTGAGCTTGCTGTTGTTGGTGTTGTAAAGTTTGAACCTGATACATTGATTGATCATATTCAGTCTTCGCCGTATCGTACTGCATCTTCATTTCCATATAACCAATGGGGTCTTTTTCAAAGAGTTCAGTATTAGGGGGCGTAGGTGCTACCAACGATCCATTTTGTATCTGATTTGCTAAACCAAGAGCTTGCGCTTCTCGCCTCGCTATTTCGGCTTCCTTCTGATCAAACTGCTTTCGCAATTGAGCTATTTCTTGAAACCTTTTGTTAATCGCCTTCTGTCCAGCCGCATCACGTTGTAACTCAGCCTCTGTCCAATATTGCTTCTCTCCGTCTACTGTGACTTCAATCATTCTTTCTTGGTCAGGCTCAGTGTCATCAGCCTCTGTTTCTTCGTAGTCGATTTCGCTATCATCCTCGCTGGATAGCTCTTCAGCGTCATCTGAACCCTCGTCTTCAGTTTCCATTTCTTCAGCTTCGCCGTCGCTAACTGCTTCCACTTGTTCTGGAGCTTCGTTCAAATTTTGTTCCTGATCATTTTCCGCGTCAGGTGATACGATCATGCTGTCTACAGCTTCTTCTAGGGTAGTCGATTTCATCGGTGCTACTTCCTTTGTTTATCAAGAATTAACTCTGCCGATATTGCGGCGTCGAGTGTAATTTCAATTTCATTTAAAGCCCTCACTATTGAATGAGCTTCCTCACGCGCATCAACGTCTGATGCACTACTTTCTGCAAAGATCTTCATTTGATCTTCACGAACATTTTCTACAAATTTCTGAAAAGCAGTATCGTTTTTTAAACGTCTGGCCTCTTCAGCTTCTAATCTTATAACTTGCGCCATTATGACATATTTCCTTGTGCAATGCCACCAATCATGCGGTTTTTATCCTGCTCTGATTTTACTCTGGCAACGTCAACTTTAGTGCCATATTCACCATAAATCTTGGCGGCGTCTACAAGTAAATCTTGCGCCATTTGATCGCGTTTCAAATCATCTGCCTGAGCATTCTTCGCCATGTCCATTTGTAACTTGGCGGCGTCGGCTTGCATCTTGGCTTGCACTTTCATTTGCTCTGCCTGCAAGAATGCCGCGTTTGGATCTTGTGGTTGACCCTGAGCCGCTTGTGCCGCCTGCTGTTGCTGTAGCATTTGCATCTCAATTTCTTCAGTTATTGGCGCAAAATACCTGTCGGCATTTCGTATTCCTGCAACTGCCAATTGGTCAGCTAATGTATTGCGAATATTGGTGAGGCTCACTAGACCATTTTGAGCGCCATACGTCTGATATACAAGTTGTTGCATTTGTAGGGCTTGGTTAAGCGCCATTGCTTTTTCCTCTTCCCTGCCAGTTCCTAATCCGACGTTAATCATCACGTCCATTGAGCCATCCCAAATGCGCGGATCTACAGGCACAAACGAGCCGTTCATTCGCATCATTTGCTCTTCATCAATATTCTTGTGGGTTAGGCGCAACATAAGGCCAAATAGGTCTTTCATACCATCCGCAAGGTTTCTCACCATTACTTCGGTTTGACCAGCTCCAGCCTGTATTGTGGCCTGCACAGCCGCTTTAGTAGTAGACTGCATTGCATCTGGGTCTAACCCCATAGAGGCTCTGGAGACGCCTGTTTTGCTCTCTACAAGCCCATCTAAGTAAGTTAATGCACTTAATGTCTGCCCAGCGTGGAATGGCACTGATAAATCTTGAACCTGACCCATTTGTTGCATACGCACGATTGCACCAATTTCGTTATTCAGTAAATCATCGATATTAACGCCAGATGTCACTGCCAGACGCGGATTGTTTGTCATTGCGACGTTATCCAATATGCCTCGTAAAACTGATGTTGCCGCGTCCTGATCATCCATCACTATCTCAGCTAGAGATCTGCCATAAAAAGTATGTGGCTCTGGATCAATTTCAAATTTAGCAAATGGCACTTCATCGCATGGCTCTAAATCAAGTAATTTATACTTTGTGCCGCCACAAGTTAATTTGTGTAGGATTGGTATTCCCGTCCCGTCCGCGTCAATTCTCATATATGCTTGGGTAATTGTCACGCTTTTCATTGCTGGATCTGCTGGATCTTCATCACTAAAATCAGTGTCGTATCCGCGTCGAGCAAATTCTTCACTTGATGATGTATCGCCGCCACCCTCAAAGCTATCTAATCCAAATATCTCATCAGGGTCAAATCCCATTGCAACAACGTCGCCAGCTCTCATCTCAGTTCTGTGAGCTACCAGATATGCATCTTTCATTGTCCTTGCATCTCGACTTATGAAAAATTCCTCTGGTGGCACGCTTTCAATACATAATTCGCCAGTTTCTTTTTGTCGGCTGATCTTTGCGCTGTGAATAGGCATCTGCATTTCCATGCCCATTTCATCAACTTCAATTGACATTTCCATAGAATGCTCAAGCACTGTAACTTCATCGTCTTCGATCAGGTATGTGTATTCATCGTCAGATAAATCTGTATATGTGAATATTTCTGCTTCTGGATATGTCATCCAGTATGCCTTTACGATACCTTGCTTCTTAACAAGTGCATCTTGGAACGCATCATTAATTACGCGGTAACCATTTAATCTGGTAAATTCGTGGTGCATAAATTCTGTAGCTTGATCTGCCATAGCCACATCTTCTGCGCCTCGTGGTATATATTCCACTGGCTTTGCAGTGCTTAGGAAAATACGCATTAAACTTGGCTTAACAGCGCGTACTGTGTCACGCACTTTAGTTGCCACAACGCTACTGCGCCCATCCTCGTGACCTAAGTGAACCTCGCCATCGTAGTATTCTTGTGCCTTAATTCTATCTTCAGCAATCTCGCC